TAAGCTGATCGGGTACGCACAGATCTACACGATGCGTATAGCTCAGAGGCGAAGCCTCGAAAGCGTGCAGTAGTGTAGTGATCGTATACGCAGGCATCTCACTGAGCCAGATCTCCATAGTATCTATATCGCACTCAGCCAGAGCACTAGCAAGATCATCAAGCTCAGGGCGAATGAAGCCATCCTCAGCATCGGGGAAGTCATACGCTTTCTCGTCGTAGTTGGCGCTGTGTGCGCTGACACTGCGTGGATAGACGCCGAAGCTTGCGTTGTAGTCGTACATCTCGTCGTACTCGTCGTCCATGTAACTGCCGTACGAGCTTTTGTAGCTGTACGACTTGAGTGGCGTCGTGCTTTTGTAGCTGGGTATGAGACGGGATGGAGTCCAAGCGTACGTGTTGCTGAACCACATATCGTCATGCTCGATACCCTGACTGAAGTTGACGTGTTGCATACGACCCTCGCCATTCATGAACACGAAGCGATTGTTGCCGATGAACTCCTCCATCATAGACACGAAGCCCGCATCATAGACAAGGTCAGGAGCCGATGCCACAGCGCTGTGCAGGTAGTCCTGAATGAAGTGCCATGTATCTGACTTGTTCTTGTCAGCAGCATTGCCTGTGTGCAATACGCCGTTGTGCATCATGGCAATATAACCAGGAATCACATCGTACGGATGGCAGTTGAGCATATCGGTCTTGCCGTGCGTAGTCCAGCGGAAGTGAATGGCAATCTCACGATCGTCATTGGGCAGGCGCTGAATGAATGCAGTAGCATCGCCGAGATTCTTAGGCAGAGTCTTGGTAACCTTCAGTCCCTTGGCAGTGCCATACATGAAGCCGATGCCGTCAGGATTGGAGGTAAAGATATCGCTCAGTAGCCCGTGCGTGTTGAGCAGGGTTGAACGAACTTGTGAAGACTTGCCAGTAATAATTAGACACATAATAAAATTCCTTGATGTAAAAGATCGGGGACTGAGTCCCCGTTTGGTTGTTGATGATTACTCAGTGACTGAGTTGGCTGACACAGGGTTGTGACCCGCAATCAGTTCGTTGAAGCTGTCCTCTTGAAGACGCCACATATCGCCGTCACGCACATAGATCACGTCGGTGTCACCGATGTGCGACTCATCGCCCCCGTACGGGAACACAGCCAACTCCAAGCCGAGCGCCCTGAAGAAGGTGAAGTACAGCCCGTTGTCGTTAGCGTAGGCACGCATCCCATGACCCCCCTCGTAAGGTATCTGGAACATGTAGCGATGGTCATGGTCGTGCGCATAGCGAGACACTAGCGAAGGGGCAAGAGGCACAGTGTCAGTGCAGGTATCCTGCGCTGGCGCAATGACTGTCGGTGTGGATGTATGTACATTGCGCACGCCGTACCACTTGACGAGCGCAGGGTACTGACCCGCCACAGTCTTGAGCCACTTGACGAACGATGTGCCATTGAGATCACGCCACGATGCGACACGGCAGAACATGACAGACGCATGAGTGAACTCGATCTGCGCAAGCAGACGCTCCTTCTTGAGCGAAGCACGGAAGATACGCAACTCGACAGTGTTGTACTTGCCGTTGTAGCTGTTGTCCATGCTAAGACCAAGACGCTTAGCCTCACGAGAACCGAGGTTGCACATGTTGACCATGCGATAGCGCTCACCTGACTTGCCCTTGACCGCAGTCTTAGGGTTGGCAAGTATGGACTGATGCTCTGCTGCACAGTAGCTACGAGCTTGGTCATCGACAGATGGATGACGACCTGCAATCTTACGAATGAAGTCGACATTGCCACTGCTGTTGATGAACATCAGGAACTTGCCAACAGTCAACTGCGTGAAGGCACGAGAGTCAATGTGTACATGCATACCGCACTTGCCCGTGTTCCATGCACGATATGCAGGATCGATCTCCCATGCCTTGAACTTCTCGATGTGCTTAGCCAAACCTTGCGGTGAGGTCACAACCTCGAAGCCGTTGTGTGGAAGCGAGCCATCGCTCTTGATGATGCAGTAGGAGGAACCCAAACGGCTACGCACAGACTCAGCGGACTCGTTGGTGTTGTTGTCACCCGAAGTCATCTCAAGCTCGATGCCCATCGTAAACTCACCGAAGTGAGAAGACGTAATGCCAGACGACGAGTCGAGCACATGAAGCACGTTGGTAGAGTACGACATGATCGGCTGGTTACGATCTTCCTCATAGTCATCATCGCCATCGTCTTCGCTGTCACGATCGTACGTGTAGTACGCATCACGAGACTCAGAGTAGTACGCATCATCACGAGGCCAGTACTCGCCATTGTCCTCACAGTACACAGCGTCATCATCGAAGCATGAGTCACACCATGTGTCGTTACGCACATCGTGTGTGTTGCTCTCATCCTCGTAGTGACCGCAGTCGCAGTGCACAATGCCTAGATCCATATCCGAAATAGCATTGAACGCATTCTCCATGTGGCTAGTGGCGTCGCTGTAACGACCAGACAAGTCATAGAACTTCGTGGCAAGAGCATCGTTCGTGATGGACTCATCACCTGCCTTAGCACGAGCCACAAGATGACCGAAGTCACGATATGTCTTGCGAGCAAGAACGAATGGAAGAAGCGCATTGTCCCCGTAGTACCACGCGCCCTTGAACTCAGCACGTGGGTTAGGTTCTACATAGCTCGCATTGGAGTCATGCTTCCTTGCATATCCCTCAACGACACGATCAATCCTGCTGGTCAACGAATTGCGAGCGATGCGAGGCAGATCCCCAATAACACGAGGAGTCAGCAGACTGCGCATCATCTGATGCAGATCGTAGCGATCACGGCTCTCATTGACAGCCTCTTGGTAGGTCATAGCACGGGGTGCTAGAGCTACGTCGGGGTTGACACGATAGCGTGAAGTACGAGTCCACACAGACAGGTTGCTTGTCGTAATCAGATCAAGTGGCGCTTGGCTCGAGCCCATGCGATGAACCTCTGGATGCACGAGACGTCTACGAGAGGCGTTGTACACCATGTACCGATCGCTTAGCGACACGACATAAATGATCTGATCGAGGGAGTCAATGAAGTCCTCCATCACGAACCTAGTAATTTGAAACATATGTTATTTCTCCTTGATTTGTAAAAGATCGGGGACGCTGTCCCCGACTAACTAACTAACACACTAACTAACACAGCCTGTTGCTCAGGCTAGGGCTACCTCCATGTCATCTATTACATCGAACGAATCCACCTCGAATGTGCGATGCTCACCTTCGATTGGGTCACCTGCATTGAACACGTAGAACGTGTCGTGATACTTCTTCAGCACCTCGTCACGCATCGAGTCGGACAACTCAACTGGCATGACTAAAGCGGTAGCCGAGAACGGGTTACCGAATGGGACTTTGTATCTCCCGTGTATACGGATACGGATTACTCTCATACTGACTCTCCTAATGTGTTAATGATTGCCTCTAGCTCTTCAAACATATCGTCGTATAAGTCCATACACACATACAACGAATGATCCCTGCGTGACTGCTCGTTCAAGTTCTTGATGAGCGCCTGCGTTTTCTTGAGTAAAACAATCGCCTCCTGTCTCTCTTCCAATGTCATCGCTTACTCCTTATTGCGATTAGTGATTGCATCCAATGCTTCTTCAGCACAAGCACCCCATGCGCCTGCGCTTATGAATGAGTTGGGCGCCCATTCAGGTTTACCTATTGCCTCCTTTGTTAGTTCGGCATACTTCGCAATAGCCTCGATGATGAATGCCTGCATGAGCACACCCTGCTTTGAGTGCGTCATGAGATCGTTGACCACTTGGATATTGGTCTTGCGTTTGATATAAGTCATTTGCTTTCTCCTTGGTTAAAAACTAGATTCGGCGTACACAACTCGCCCCTTTTTCATGTGTTCGAGAATCGGTGCGCTGATGGATGCATCGAACAAGCGTAGGTCACGCTTGTACAGGCGCACAGTCGTATTGTTAAAGTCCTCTTTGGTTCCTCCTCGTTTGCTATACAGCACACAAAATATGTCGTGCAAGTCCCAGTCACTACGTGCGTATGCGACTTGCTTCCACCTTGGGTTTTTGTCATAGCGTGAGCCGACGTATGCATCGGCTGGCTTTGTAGTAACGGCACGAGGCACGCTTACTATGTTGATATCTAATCCCATGCTCACTCCTCTACAGTTACAAAACGACTTACATCCCAACGACCTGCGCTCACACGAGGCGAGTTGCCCGTGAGGTGATACACAGTTTCTTTGTTGGCGGTAACCTCCCCTTTGCTTTTGCCTCGGGTGTTGACAAGCCTCATGCCCATAGGCTGTATGGCTTCTACGACTTCATAGATTGCGCCTTCTTCGAGGCAGTCGTAGGTGTTGCTTGCGTCGATACATTTAACTTTCATTTTTGCTCTCCTATAACTTGCAGGCACTATCAGGATGGTCAACGGCATTGCCCAAGCGCCATTGACAGGGGAAAATGGAAGAGATCGGGGACTGAGTCCCCGACCCAGAGGGAATTCCCATGGGAAATCCCTCAAAAAAGCTGAAACTGGTCGTCACAAGACGCCACTCCACGTCGCAGGTATGTGCTCAGTGTCAGTCAGGCGTGCAATGATTTTCAAAGCTTCACGCATACGCTCTAGCGTTGCCTGCCCAACCTCAGTTGAGTTCATCTCTTGCTTGCGCTCAAGGGTTTCTATCTCTTTGCGTGTGCGTGCAAGCAGCTTGTCTCTTGCCTTTGCGTTCTGCTCAGGCGTTGTCAGGCGTTGGAAGGGTACTTTGCGCTTAGCCCTTGTCTTGTGTGGTATTGCCTCGAACGCCAAGGCAATGCGGGTTTTAATCTTGTCAGGCACCCAGTCTGTCCAATGCTCGCCATTGTTGGGCAAGCCTTTCTCTAAGGCGATCTGTATGGGCGTTGCATCTAGTGCCGACAGGGGTTGCGCGAACCTACTCAATAATGTCTCCAACACCAAGATGTACGCATCGAACGCTTCGACTCGTGCTTCATCATCGAGATCATATGCGCGCCCAACCTTGGCATTATTGAGCTCGTACCGCAGGGGTTTGAGCACCTTGTCCCACTCGGCTTTGCGTTGGGTTCGTGTGATCTTGTCGACACGCTGTGCTTCCTTCGCCTCTGCGACCTCGTCTTTGATGCGTTGCATCTCCGCTGGGTGTATGCGTTCCTTCAATAATCTTTGGTGAAGATCGTTGGGTTTGAGTTTAATGTATGCTTTGTGCATGAGATTATTGAACCTCGTATGTGTGAAATGTTAAAAAAGGAGTGATTAAATAGTTTTGCCATGCGATGCGCCAAGCAGGACACCGCATGAATGCTAGTATACAGCGAAATGTGGCAGGGTATCTATGTATTTTCCAAAAGGGCAACGCCAAGCAAAGAAAGAAAAGTGGCTTGCTTCTGAAAATGTACGCACCCCCTAGAAAAGACTCCCATATATATACGTAATAATAAAAAGATATATATATTGCCAGATTTTGCGGGAACGCTAGTGTTCATGCGGTGTTGCAGGTGGTGCAACAAGTGGCAAAGTTCTTTAATCTCCGCCATCGGTATTTTACAGCACCTATGGTCTTCAATAATCTCAGATAATTGAAGATCGGGGACTGAGTCCCTGTTCAAAGGTTCAGAGTAAGCTGCCTCATGCCACGACTCCACTCTTCAAAGGCTTTGCGTGACTCGAATACAACGCCACGCTTCTCGGGTGCACGCTTACGGAACACATGGATGTGGTGCTGTGATCCATAGCTGATGGTTTGGTAGTGGTAGTCGATGCCACCACGTGTGATTGTGCCTATCTCCTTGATGATTGGCTGTATGAGATTGCGCATGGTTACTCTCCTGTGATGATGAGCATAAGTTGAAAGCCGAGCAAGAACGATCCGCCAAGCGTGAGCAATGCCCACAGAGGGGCAACGCCGTACTCGTTCATGCCGTTGAAGCCCACGACGATGGATGTGACAAGTGTGAGTGAACACAATATGTGCGAGATGACTGCTGTTGGTTTCATGGTTGACTCCTTAGTCGTAGGATTTGAGGTGAGGGTATTCGTCACGCAAGTCTTTGAGTTGCACGCCAAGGGCTTTCGCCCATGCTTTGCGTTTGCGCTGGAAGCACATGAGTTGTACGTCACGAAGACGGATGTAGTAGTTGAAGATATCCCTTGTGGGCATGATGTTCTCCTTGAGAGTTGTGTGGGCAGGATCGCCCCGTAAGCACAGCACGCTGTGCTTACAGAGTCCCCTCTTAGCGAACTAGGACTGACATGGGGCGTTTGTTGTGGCAAGCCTCCCAATATGCGTAGTACATGATTTGTTTGATGAGATACAGGTTTTTCTTGCTCATGATGAACTCCTTGAGATTATTGATTGGACATGAAATGAAACAACGCAAGAGCCCCGCCCTTGCGTTGATCGGGAGAAAGGGGACTGAGTCCCCGTTGTGATTATTGAAGACCCTCACGCACAGCGGCGAATAAGGCGTTCACTTGTGCTCTGGTGAGCTGGGCTACTTTGATTTCCTTGATGAGATTATTGACTAACTTCTTTGGCAACTCGACTGCATTGCCTTCCTTCGCACCACAGATGAATGTGACTGTGCGACCAAGTGCCTTACGGCACGCTTCGTATGCGCTAGCATCTGAGTCAAGCACCTTCGTGCCTTCTGCTTTGCCTGCACCTGCAACGAGTGCGACTTTGTACACGAACGCAAAGTCAGGCAACAAGATCGCACGTACGTTGTCACGTGACTTACGACCGAGTTGCTTCTTGAGCGCAACACGTGCAAGGTCTGCTTTCGCAGATGCGTCTCCCTCAGCTTTGATGATGGCGACTTGACTTCTGTTTGATACTGACATGGTAACTCTCCTTGAGTTGAATGGGGACTCAGTCCCCGTTGGTTGTTGTGTCTCCGAGGGCGATCTCCCTCATTGACAACTCTAGTTTACAAAGTATGGGGGAAAATAAACTTGCCTAAAGTCTGCAGAGTTGCCTGTGGAGTTGACCCCACCCTACCCCCACCACCCCGTTTTGGGGCATGCCGATGGATAGGACATAAACACTGTTCCACACCCGCAATCCAAATTTTCAAAAAACAGGATCGAAATACCCACATTTCAATCCCCCACCCCCCAAAAATTATAAAAAAATTCCCAAGGATCAATGTCAAACGTTGGACATTACAATATAAAAAAAGCCCCGAATCTTGCGACTCGGGGCGAAGATGGCAACTCAACAACCATCAAGGAGAAGCAATGACTTGCGCCATCACCGGAAATAAGTGTACACTAACAGCAACGAGGCCACAAGTGCGACGCCAGCACTAACCCTACGCAATGCTAGAACATTTAATTAACGGCGAGTTTCATCCAGAGGTGGTAGACGCCACTGCGGAAGTGTTGTCTTTTGAAAAGGCAGACCCAACTACGACCATCGACGCCAAAGTAAAGACGGCTCAGTGGCTCAAAGACCTAGAGCTTGAAGACGCAGAGATCGAGTCCAAAGCAGAACATGAATCTGCCCGTAAATCTTTTGCAAGTATCGTGTCAGGTCAACCTGTTGGTAATACGCAACAAGCGCTAGCTAATTTAAAAACCCCTGCTGCAGTGCAGCATTTGGTTGGGATGCTGACAGCATACGATTGGGCGTTTGTCGAGCAGGCCAAGGAACTCAGGGGCTATGCAGTAGCACAAATTCTAAAAGAAGTCAAGCACCCCGACGCCCGTATACGCCTGAAAGCACTTGATATGCTCGGTAAGGTCACCGAAGTGGCGCTGTTTACTGAACGGATTGAGGTCAAGAAAACCCAGATGTCTGACGTGGAGCTAGAGACGCGTATTAAAGAAAAGCTCAACAGATTCATGGGCGTGATTGACGTTGTCGATGTTGCAGAAGATAAAGATGAAGCCTGAGAACTTCACAACGCTCAGCAAGCTTGAGCTAGCAGCCATGGCCAAGGCGTTGCCGCACATGAGCGTCAAAGAAAAGATGGAGTTGTACGAAGACTTGGAGCTTCGGGAGTCCCGCGCCAGACTGCAGGCAGCTAAAACAAACATGCTTGGCTTCGCCCAAGCGGTATATCCGGGCTTTAAGGTTGGCCCACACCACAAGAAACTAGCAAAAATCTTCACCGACGTGGTCGAGGGCAGGAAAAAGCGCGTGATTATCAACATTGCGCCTCGTATGGGTAAGTCTGAGTTCAGCTCTTACCTGTTTCCTGCGTACTTTCTAGGTAAATACCCTGAGAAGAAGATCATCATGGGCACGCACACTGCGGGTTTATCTGAAGACTTTGGTCGGCGCATACGTAACTTGATTGATTCTGATGAATACAGAGAAGTTTTCCCCAATACGATGGTGGCAGACGATCAAAAGGCTGCCGGTAAGTGGTCTACAAGCGCTGGCGGTCAGTACTATGCTGCTGG